CATGTATTTCATTATGCCAGATACAATCACTAAAAGTGATGATATAGGAAATAAGGCTATTGGTGGTATGGTGGATGTTGATTACGATGAAGAGGGTAAGCCTAAAATTGTAGCTGAAGCACTCACACTACCCGTTCTTATTCATGAACTGGTTAAGGGTGTTATGGAAGTAGTTGCGTCTCACGGATTTGGTGATGATGAAGCGCTTAACGAATATGTGGTTAGTCAAGCTGACTTTTTAGCGGCTGAAGCTGACGATATGATTATGGGTCCTGCAATCATGGGTAGGTTCATGGAAGCTATTGACCCTAAAGATAGTAATTACAAGCACCATTTATTCTATCAACTGATTAAGAAGCCGACTGAGGAATTCAACGAGTGTATGAGAGAGATATTAGCAGGTACCAATGAAGGTAAAGCGTTAGTAGCTGAAATTATAGACGGTGTGAAATCTCGTATTGAGGTTGATAGTCTTACTGATGATGATACCATTGAAGAAGCTGAGAATTTTGAAGGGCACATTAACCGAAGTAAAGGGGAAATGGAGCACCTACAGAAAATGTTAAGTCAAGCTGACGAAAACGAAATCGCTAAACTATTTGGTGGTATGGGTAAGCTTGACTAAGCACAGAATTTAACATTTTCGGGCTTAATAGCATATTTACTTGTGAAGTATTATGCTAACAGCCAACGAAATATACGAAGAATACACTAAATGTTTGTTGGATAAGACCTATCCAATTGAAACATTCTTCAAGACATACGACCTTACACAAAAGGGTTTCGTACCATTCAGATTATTCCCTAAACAAATAGAGATTGTACATGACTATGAAAAGTTTAGGCACAATCTAGTCGCTAAACCACGACAAGCTGGTATATCTACACTTACACAAGCTTACTCTGCCGTAAAGGTCGGTTTTGCAGACCCAGACAACCCAGAAACTATTGTAGTAGTAGCCAACAAATTGAAGTTGGCTAAGAAATTCACCAAAGGTATTCGAGGATTCGTAAACCAATTACCTAGATGGGTATGGGGTGACGAATTTTATGGTACTCCAGAAAAAGAGAAGAAGGACATATTCCTAACCGATTCGCAAGAAGAGATGGAATTAGTCAACGGTTGTAAGATAATCGCTGTAGCGACCTCTGAGGATGCTCTACGTGGTTATACACCTACTTGTCTAATCATGGATGAGGCTGCTTTCATCGAAAACGGTAAAAACCTATTTGCTGCTGCTAACGCATCCTTGGGTACTGGTGGTAAGGCTATCCTTATTTCAACACCTAACGGGCAAGACGAACTATATTACGAAACATACAACCAATCGATGAAGGGTAAGAACGACTTTAACATCATCGAAATGCGTTGGTACCAAGATTTACGGTACAACAAAGACCTTAGATGGTACAAATTCCTAGATAAAGACGAAGTTGAGAAGGAATACCTTGAGGAATATGAATTTAACTTCGAATCCTACGAAAAAAAGGTTAAAGCTGGGTATAAACCCACCTCCACATGGTATGAGGACATGTGTAGATTATTGAACAACGATAAGCGTAAGATTTCTCAAGAGCTTGACGTATCCTTCCTTGGTTCTGGTGGTAACGTTATAGACGATAAGTACATAACTCACCACACTAATCGTAATGTTTGCGAACCTAAGTGGAAAGCTGGTAAAGGTGAGAAGATTTGGATATGGGAGAAGCCTGTTGAGGGTCATGATTACCTATTAGCTTCGGATGTTTCCAGAGGTGATGGTAAGGATTCATCAACATTCGTTATAATAGATGTAACGACCATGGATATGGTTGTTGAATATATCGATAAAATTCCACCAGACAAACTAGCCGACATCTTATACGAGTATGGTATGTTATATGACGCACTTATAGTCGTGGATATAACTGGTGGTATGGGTGCTACCACAACATTGAAGCTTAAGGAGATGAAATACCCTAACCTTTATTACGAAGAACGGGGTAAACTTCTACAGAAAAGGAAAGACGAACACAAATACAATAGAAAACTTGAAACTCCTGGTTATCAAGTTGGTAATGATAGAATGGCGTTAGTGGCTAATCTTGAAAAGATGATTAGATTCAATTACGAAGAAGGTATTGATAAGGGTATTAAGGTGCGTTCTACCAGAATTATTGCAGAAATGCATACATTTGTATACAAGAATGGTCGTCCTGACCACCAAGAAGGTAATCACGATGACCTTTTGATGGCTCTTGGTATTGGTCTATATATTTTAGAGTTCTCATTCAAGAAATTGAAGTCGTTGAAGAGTAAGACCAAGAGTATGTTGAATAGTTGGGTTGCTCACGTGGCTGATGAAGTTCTACCACATGTCGAACATGGTAGTGCATTCGTAGCTAAAGCTGATAGGGGTTTTAAAGCCCAACCTAAACCTAAATTCAACCATATGACCGCTAGAAATATGCAAGACCCGACTGGGCAATATTTATGGCTGTTCAGTGGTACCAAGTAATATTTACATTAAAAGACTGAAATGGGAAAAGAAAAAACGTTTACTAGAAAGAATTACGGAACATTATACAAATGGTCTGTCAGGAGTGGACCTCAAGATAAGAAGAAAACTGACACTGGGGTTGGAGTTGGATGTACTGCGGTTGCAGGTAGTCAAGGTCAAGATTTCAACACTGGTTACGTATATGAGCAAGTGGTTGTAAACGGTCAGATAGAACGTTTAGCCTATGTTGCCTGTGACTATGTAGCATAAGGGTTTAGTTTTAAGGAAATAAGCGTATAATTATAGAAAAAGAACTAAATGGCTGACAATAAGCAACAAAGTAGGACTGTATATCAAAAGTTAAACAAACTATTCACTCCACAAGGTGTGAATCCTAGTAACGTTAATAAGTACCCGATTGATAACAGCGTATTACTTAAAACAACGAACAAAAAAGAGTACGACCAAGCAGCGCTACAGGCAAAGCAAAGTAAGTACTTAAGCAATATGTGGGGTAAGGTTGAGGATAACCTATTCCAACAGTCCATTCAGTATGAAATGACCAGAATCGGGGCGTACTCCGATTTTGAGAATATGGAATTCTACCCAGAATTGGCGGCAACGCTTGATATTCTGATGGAAGAATCAACTACAGTTAATGATAAGGGTAGGGTGTTGAATATATACTCAGACAGCCCACGTATCAGAGGTGTCCTTGAAGATTTATTCTTCAATAGGATGGATATTCACACAGTATTACCAATGTGGGTTAGAAATACCTGCAAGTATGGTGATAACTTCGTGTACCTTAATACCAGTGATAAATACGGTATCACTGGCGTTAAGCAAATGCCTAATTTTGAGATGGAGCGTAGAGAAGGTGGTGTCTATGATGCTATTAGTTCAAGACTTAATAGTGCCAATAACGATGAAAAGGATAGGTCAGCAGAGGGTAAGGAAGAACGTGTACGTTTCTTCTGGAGAGGTAGGGACTTAGAATTCGAATCGTGGCAAATAGCTCACTTTAGATTATTAGGTGATGACAGACGTTTACCATATGGTACCAGCGTACTTGAAAAATCAAGACGTATCTGGAAACAACTATTGTTATCTGAAGATGCGATGCTTGTGTATCGTGTTACCAGAGCACCAGAGCGTAGAGTATATAAGATTTATGTTGGTAACTTGGATGATGAAGATGTTCAACCATACGTAAACGAAATCGCTAACAGGTTTAAGAGAGCTAGTGTTATTGACCCACAAACTGGTCAAGTTGACCTTAAGTTCAACCAATTAGCAAATGACCAAGATTATTTCATCCCAGTTAGAGATGAGAATGCACCCAACCCAATTGACACACTTCCAGGTGCTAGTAACTTAGACCAGATTGCGGATATTGAATACCTACAACGTAAGTTATTCACTGCACTACGTGTACCTAAGTCATTCCTAGGGTTTGATGACCCACAAGGTGATGGTAAGAACTTGGCGTTGATGGATGTTAGGTTTGCTAGAACTATTAATAGAATACAACAAGCCTTATTACAAGAGCTTAATAAGATTGCTATCATCCACTTATACCTACTTGGGTTTGAGGATGATTTGAATAGCTTTACTATAACTATGAATAACCCATCTACACAGGCAGAAATGCTACGTGTGGAACATTTATCAGCTAAATTCGCTGCTATCCAAGCGGCTGTTGCTGATTCAGGTAATGGTTTCGGAATTATGTCAATGACAAGAGCTAAGAGGGATATCCTTGGTTGGAGTGATGAGGAAATCAAACAAGATTTACTTGAACAAAGAATGGAGAAAGCTGCTTCGGCAGAATTGGCTAATACCGCTAGCGTTATCAAACATACTGGTTTATTTGATAAAGTTGATAAGATGCATGGTGACATGGATGCTGCTAAAGAAGGTGGTCAAAGTGCCGATGGTGAAGATGCTGGTGGTGATGCTGCTGGTGGCGGTGGTGGCTTCGGTGGAGGTGGTATGGGTGGTGATGACATAGATTTCGGTGAGGAAGACTTAGAAGATACAGGTGAAGGTGATGAAGTTGGCGATGCTGGTGGTGATATACCAGATTTCGGTGAGGAAGGTGGTGATGCTGGTGCGGATGCAAACGCTGAGGTTCCAGAGCCAGAGTTAGGTGAGGGGTTCAAGATAGGTCAACAAATTTTAGCTGAAGAACGTATCGTGTTAAACGAGAAATTGAAAAACCAAAAGCGTAATCGGAAAGATATCTATTTTAATCGATTGATGGAAAGTATCAGTCGAGATAATGACAAGGACGATTTTGTTAATAAAAATAGGGTTCAGCTAAACAACAAAGCCTTTGTAATTAACAAGGGTGTTAATGATATGTTAGAGGATATCGATGGTGTAATCAAATCCAATGAATAGTTTGGATTTGATTTTTTACACCTTTTCATACTATTTATGTTAAAAGGTAATGATGGACACAAATTTCGGAGAACTTAATTATACGTTGAAGGCTTTTGTCGCTGACGGAATTGCAGAAAATAAAGCTTCAAACAAGAAGCTTCTTAAACGTTTCGTTTCGTTACTTAAAGAGAATAAAATCTTGAGAAATGAATTCTTGGTGTATAACAACATCGAGCGTAGAGTTGGTGGTTCTGTTGAAGGTGTCTCTCAATATATCAACGAGAACATTAAAATCATGGAGTCCTATACTAAGGCTCAAATTGATGAGGCTAATGGTTTGTTAGCTGAAATGGTAGATACCATTAAAGTAAAGAGAACTGACAACCCATTATCTAAGTTACATGAATCAATTCACGCTTTAATGGTTTCAAAGGCATCAGTTAGTAATGTCGATGCTAGAATGGATGCTAAAGAGGTGATTTCCGAGCATATAAAGAATAATACCCCAATTAAGAAGTTGGCTGATAAAATACTACCTAATAGTATTGTAGCCCCAATTTATGTTGGTAGCTTTAACAAGAAGTATGAAAAACTTGATGAGGATACCAAAAAGGTAATCAGAAAGGTTATAAATTCCCCAGTTGAAGAACGGGAGGCTATATACGTGGGTCTGGTGAGAGAGTGTGTGGAGTTGGTTGACACGAACCTTAAAGAATCTGAAACAGAGATTAAGGAAAAACTTCTATCCACCAAAGATAAGTTACTTAATTTAAAGTACAATGGTGAAACTTTTATCAAAGAGGTTGGGCAGTTATTTGACCTTAAGAGTACTTTAAAATAACACACTATGAATTCAAGTTTTAAACTAAATACTAGCGTACATATAGAACCAACTAGGTTAACTAGTTCTGATATAATTTACAACACTAG